ATGCTGACACAATGTCTTCCTGGGATGAAGTGGCCGGAGGTTGCCGCAGCTCTAGGGTTGCTCGACGATGAGGACTTCAAAACCGTGAGCGCGAAGGTCAAGAAGATCAAGGTAAGAAACACCGAGTCAAACCGGAGGTTAGTCAACGAGATGAGATCTGAGGGGTACTTGGCAACGGTGACCTCAGAGGACGACGTCATCATCGCAACCACCAGGCCCTCGGCAATGACATCTGAGGACGCCTGAGCGTTGAAGGTAGCAGCTTAGCGACCACCGTACAGCGCCAGATCGGGCTTGACGCTTTAGGACTGAATCATCCTGGCTTCTAACATAGCATTTAATTTAACATAATATACATTATGCGAAGCCAGGGTTATCACCACAGCAGACCAGGCTTGCCAGAATTCACCACCGTCACGCGGGTACCAGCACTCCCCGGCGCAACAATCGACGAATTCGCAGCCATCGGCGCCGCCGTACCGGCTCGTGCCTCGCCCGGCCCGGCCACGCCGACAGCCGCAGGTACGCGGTCAGGGATTGCCGGATCGAACGCACCTTGCTCGACGTACGCCATGCAAGCCTCGAACGAGATATCCAGGCGCGTGCCTTGCTGGCTGTTACAGCGGCATCCGTACAACCGGCCATCACGATAACCGATCACCATGCGCTTACGATTCTTCTGCACCAGGAACTCATCACGTGACGACAGACAGAACGGCTTCGGATACGCAACCGGCCGCGTCAGTTCGTCATAGATCGGAGCCGAGCTGGGCACGTCAGGCACCCGAGGCCTGCGCATCGCCAGATACTCACCGGCAGTCACATGACGCACCTGATCGACAGCAGGAACACCCACAGAGGCCGCAGGCGCAACGCTCGACGAAGAAGCCGCGGGAACGGCTTCGGCAGGATCATGCGTCGCCATACGGCGCTCATAGACGCCATAACCGAGATAACCGACAACCAGGGCCGCACCAACAAGAACGAACAACGCCCGAGGCGGTTTGAACTTAAAATGATGCTCAGCCCCATCCGCCACGGACTTATAACAACCGAAATACGTCTTATCGATAGTGATACGGGTCGCCTCACCATCCACGAAATCATACTTCTTATTCACGTCCGTCTGGACTTTCTGGAACTCCCAGCGCTTGACAACCTTACCGCCGTTGCCTCGGTGATAATGGATATGGCAGTTACAGAGTTCGCGCATATGCGCATCAATCAACATCGGGCTTTGCGTGATCGCATGAAGTTCATGCCCGGAGTGCCGCATCGTCTCCAAGGAGCTAGCATACTCAGGAACTTTGGAACCCTGCGAACGCACACGAAAGAACGACTGCGCCTCATCGATCACGATAATAGCGTTGGGCGGAAGCTTGAACCACTCCTGCGGATTATCGAACTCGACCCATTCCGCCTTGATCGCCGGATGATCCGCCTTGAACTCTCGAATATTGTGATAGTAGACCGTCCTCCCCTCTTTCCCAGCTTTATTGTCGACCTCTTTAATCGTATTGAGTGTCTTACTATTACCCTGCAAACCAGTGCGGAGAACAAACATGGTTAGCTCCCTTTACCGACACTGCCAATCTTGGTAATGCTGCCGGTGGCCTTATCCATACCCGAGATAACAGCCTTGGCAACCACCGCAGCAAAAATAATGTTCATTGCCACATCAAACTTAGCCAGCCCCAGGATTGAAGCAACATCAGCACCCACCGCGCCGAACTGAGATATGGCATATGTCTTCACTTGACTAATCAGCAGATTAATCCCCGCATACGTCACAGCGCCGACACCGAGAGATATAAGCACCTTAGCCACCAGCGGACCCGCGACAGAACTCAGAAACGAAAACAGCGCTACGAACAATGGCATATCAACCTCCTATAGAACGTCCGACATAAACCGCGAAGAACAACGACGCCAGGCCAACAATAATCGGTGCCAAAGACGACGCCATTTGACACTCAGGCTCCCAACTAAACGTCTGACTAGGACCGGAACTCAGCGAGATAACCTTGGGCGCAGGACATGCGGACGGCAACCAACGACTAGCACTAATACCAGCATTGAATAGTTCACCCGTATTAATAGTTGTCTCAGTCAACTGATACTCAGACTTGGCAATCTCAGATTCGATTGTTCCCTTAGCCTTTTCATAGTCCCAGGCGCACGTCTGTTTCTTTTCCTGCTTAAGCATCGCGCACTGGATCGCATCGCCCTCGCACGCAATCACCGCATCGCACGATTCATCGCCCGAAACCTTTGACTCTTTCTCCTCCTCTTTCTCTTCGCCCTCAGAGTCGCCACCAACGCCCTCCCCCGATGGCTTACAGCCTGGCCCCTTACACTCCGTCGAGCTTCCGCCGTCCGTACCATCAGAGTTCGTCTTATTGTTGGTCGTACTGGTGGTTGTGGTCGTATTACACGAGTTCATGCCAGAACACGTCGTGACTGTAGTTTCAGTGGTTGTCGTAGTGTCCTTAGAGCCATCAGGGTTCGTCGTTTCCGTAATATCCGTCTTTGTAGTTGTGTCGTTCTTATTCGGCGAAGGCTTTCCAGGTACACAAACAAGCTGACCGTTAGCCATACCGCAGTTCAGATTGCCAGGATTCTGATAACTATCCGTCTTAAGACAACTCAGCTTTTTACGACCCTCAGCATCCTCCACCGGCTTGCAGTTTTCATCAGTTGAACCGCTAGGCGAGCGATCAGATGGAGGATTAGGCGTTTCGCCCTGCTCGCAAGACGAACCATTACCCAAATACGAATACCGAACAAAGACATCAAAGTTCTGACCCATGCGATAACCATTTCCGGAGCCAGTGGTTGCAGGAGACGTATATAGGCACGACGCTTCACAGAGAGAAGCTGGAGGCGATTTGGGATCAGTGAAATGACCGTCTTTTACAGTGCCAACCTGAAAGTCCGTATAAATCTCCTTACCAAAAGTTTCCTTGCACTTTTCATCCTCATTCTGCTTACAACCACCTATAGAGGCGTCATATTCAGTACCAGCCGGACATTCCGTACCGTAACGAGTAGCGTTATTTCCACGCTGACCCGCAAGATACTCCACGCCCTTAGAATCAAGCTTGTACGCGTAAACATAACAGCTCCAGTGAGTTTCATCTATCGGCTTATTTCTAACCTCAATACGAGAATAACCAGAGCCATAATCACTCTTGTAATAATCATTATTTGCCTGACACGCAGCCTCGGCACTCTTATGCTTGGCCTGACCGTCCGGATAAGCAATTCTCCAGTAAAAATTTTCGGCGCTCACATTGCCGGACAAAAGCAAAAGAGCGACAAGCAATAACCTACGCATATCGCCACCTACAGTCGAAGAAAGAAAAGCGCCCAAAACGCAGCCGCAACCACCACAACAACATATGAATTAGGATCGATTGACATACTGGCTCCCCAAAAAAAAGCCCCGCAATGCGGGGCTTCACTACTTACATGCCCCAGGGCAAGTTAAAGTGCGCGGCGAATGTATTTGAACGCCGCAATTGCGATGATGACGCCCAGGACGACACCGCCAATGGCAATACCATCGGCCTTGGCATCGGCCAGCGCCGCAGTAGCATCAGCCGGTACTTCCGCCATTGCTTGACCAGCCAGCAGGCCCAGCGATCCCAGGACAACACCGCCACGAACCATGAATTGTTTCATCTTTTGCATATTCGATACTCCAGTTACTTGAGTGCTTTTCGCACGATAATGACGCCGAAGATCACGGCAAACAGTGCGATGGTCTGCCCTATCAAATAATCCGCGTCCTCAGCACTTAGTCCCGAAAGGGACAACTCTTCACGCGCAACAGGAACCAGAGTTCCAACGCACGTTATTGCGCCGTTGGATTGCGCCCAGGCTCCGTCACACGCGATGAAGTTCATACAAAGGCCGCCATAGTGTCAGCCCACCCCCACAAATACCCCGTAGCAAGCCCTACAGCGAACATCGAGAGATAGCGCCACATGACGACCCCCTATTAACCAGCGGCTTGAACAGGCGCCTTGGCGGCAGCCGGAGACGCAACGCGGCGAGCTTGGCGCGGATCAACTTCAAACCACAGTCGGTCATCTTTCACGCGGCAAGTAATGTCGCACTCATAATGACCAGCAGGCAGAATTTCATTCTGCTTAGCTGCGTAATATTCGAAGCGCTGCGGATAAGGAATACCCGGCAAATGCCCGAAGGCTTCACACATATGGTACTCATTGCCAGCTTTGGAGTTACCCGAGCGAACAACGCCAGTGGTTTCAATACGGATAGTCAGTGCATTAGCCATTGTTGGTTTCTCCGGCTGTCGGTTTAGTAGTGAGCGTGCCGGCAAAGATAGACATTACTGAGTTCGTGACAGCCTGAACTTTGCCGTAACTTTCATTCCAAAGCTGGGCGCTTATGACCCGTTCAACTTCGGAGCGAAGTTTCTGGAGCTGGGATTCACTCATTTGAATACATCCCCCAAATAAAGAGTGCCTTTCTTGTTGCTGATCAACTTAGAACGATTCGCCTTATTGAAATCCTCAGCGGCCTGGACTTGATCGGCCGGAGTCCTGGACGAAAGAACTTTCTCCAGATCATCCATAACGCTGCCCTCAGTTCTGAGATTGCGCAGGCGCTGTTGCATTTCTTGGCGGGAGCTAACTCGACCGCCGAAATAAAAGTCGAAGCCAGACTTCATACAGCCACCTGACGGGCTGACTTATGAATCAGTCCCCTTTCAAAGAAGAAGTTCGGAATCGCCGCAGGCTTAGCCTCAAGAATCCGAATCATCGGCACAACATTGCTATCGTCGCGGCGATCACAGCGGATATTGATATCAACGCCAAGCGCCAATAGCTCACGGCGATGGCGATAGTAAGTATTGTGAGAAAGACTATCGCGCAGGTCATGACCTTGTTTCCAAAGCATATACGTGCCACGAAGCCAGTTCGGGAGGTTCATCACCTCATCGGACTTGAGTTCTATTTGCTCTGACATGTCAAGTTCCCCAATGAAATCACGGTAGAGCTTCCAAAGAACCGTGGGGGTGAGTTGAGAGGCATATTCAAGGCCCAGCGCCTTGAGCTTCCTTGAGCGCAACCGAAGTTCAACGCGGAGTTTGTTATCTATCCACTGATAGATTTCGGGATACTGGTGAAACTCTTCCGGCAACTTGTGCGAACCACCGGAAGTTATTTCATCGGCCTTGCAATAACAAACAATCGACCAATGACTTGAGCCTTTGCCGAAAGTTAGAGTCCCGCGATTGTTTACCGGACGACCATGACGAGACTTACATTTGAACTCGCCCGCACGCAGCCAGGCTCGAACATCGGCCCGGCTTGGAAGTTCGAACATTCGGTTGTAATCGACGCGAGTGACGCGGTACTGCCCTGCCCTGACCTTCTGACGCTCAAAGTCAGTCGGCTCAAGGCCCACCAGGGCGCAGAGGCGTTGAAAAGCATCCCAGACGAGGGCAACGAGATCACAGGAACCAACAAGGTTATGTCCTTGCAACCACTTGCTTGGGTTGCCGTCGATGTACAGATGAGTCGCGTTGCCCTGCCCGTCCCCTCCTACGCTCCGGATATGGATCGTCGAGTCATGGGAACCACGGACCAGCATCTTGCGCGGGGTTTCCCAAGCAACCGTGCCGTCAGCCTCGATACAGACCACCGCCCCACTGCTCAAAGGCGCGTGGTGCAGTTCGATCATGGCCGCGATCCAGTCGATCATCACAAAAGTCCGTCAATACCCAATAACGGGAAGACAAACTACCTGATCAGGTAACGCTAAATCAAGCGGAATGTGGGAACTTATCTGCCCACAACTGGTATTCACCATAAATCAAGGGGTTAGCATCGGTGGAAGAAGAAACCGGACTTGACAAGGCAGATATGGCAGTCAGCGAAAACCTAAGGAACCTCAGAGAATCCAGGGGTTTGAGCCAAGAACAGGTCGCCGAACTATGCGGCCAGTCAAAGTCGTCCTGGATCAAATGGGAACACGGCGATGCCCAGCCGGGCGCTAGTAAGATCAGGGAGATAGCAAAAGGCCTTCAGGTATCTACCGATGAAATCATCCTAGAGCCAGGGGAGCGCTCGGTCAGACAAGACTTGCGCAAGCTCATGCAAAAAATCGAGGCGCTTCCGGAGCACCGCCAGGCTGAGATACGGAGGGCGCTAAAAGGCCATCTAATGATCCTGGAACAGGAAGAACTCGACGAGGAGTAGTACCACCCGTGGTACAAAAGTCGGGTATCACCTATGCCCGACTTTCCGGCAGATCGGCGCTGCCTGGGAAGCCGCTGAAAAGCCCCTTCGGGGACCCTACCGGGGGTCTCTCGGCGAGGGCCAGGGATGCAGGGGGTAAAGCTCTCCCTGCACCCCAGGCGGAGAGTAGGACGGCCGAGGTGGGTTCAAGGGTTCGCTCCGCCCGGGACTCCGTTTGTCACCGCAAGCGCTGACAAGCCGGGGTCGCGGCCCTTGACCTGCCGGGGCTTCCGAAGGGGCTGCTAGCAGAAAGCGAGATTCAGGACGGATTCTGCAGGAAAATTTGCTAGCACTTTTCGACCTGGTGCAGCAGCTGCAGAACGAAAACTGCTAGCGGCGACGATACCCAGGCCGCAGCGGGTTGTCGGACACCAGCATATCGCGCTGCCCGGCAATCTCAGCCAGTTGCACAGCGGCAGCATGAGCATCAGCAAGCACGCCCTGGAACACACCGAGGGTCTCGCGCAGCGACCGAATCTCCTCTTCCATCGCCTCGATCCGATCACGCTGACGGATCATAAGCTCGATGCCGGCGATGAACGCCTGACTGCCGGTGCCCTTGCCGGTCGCAAGCTTGGCCTGACGCACCAAGTATTCGGGAACGTCGCGAATGGTCAGCAGCAT